CAGATCTGTAATCCAGGCCCTTTTGGATTGGCCCGGGTGCACCGCCTGTCTGCAATCTCACCCGTTCTCCAAGGCTCTTCCCCTTCCGAAAACAGGTGAAAATCATCGACCGACGCGACGCTGTACCGGGTGAGCGGGTTCTTCACGTAGCAGATGACCTTTCCATCCTCTGTTGTTACAGGTTCTCCGGTGTTAGCGAACACCGTTCTCTGGGGGAAACCACCAGCCGGCGCCGCCGCGGTCTCAACATCAGCCTTTGACGGAGGCGGAAATAGCTTTGCCCCCATCATCCCGGCATACCTCCCACTGCAACCGGTCTAACGGCACCGCCTGTAAGTGCCTGCACAGCGCTTTGCTGCCGCTTTAGGGCAAGCTCCTGGTCGATCTGATACCGCTTCAGCTCGCCTTCCTGGCGGAGTTCGGCCAAACGGATCTCCTTCTCCGATTCCAGCTTCATCTGCTCAAGCTGGAAGTCCATCTTTGCTTTTTCCGCCTTCGCCTGCATCTCGGCTTTCAGCTTTTCCATCTCTGGATGGGGTTTATTGGCTGCCGCCTGCATCATCTTGTTGATTTCCTCCTCGGACGGCTCCGAGAAGAACATGTCACCGGATGGAAGACCGATGGCCTCGACGAACTTCGAAATGGCGTTGGAAACGTTCTTCGGCTTCACGAACGGGTTGTTGGTCGGGCCGAGGCTCGCCAGCAGCTTTTCCTGCAGGTTCATGACCGCTTGCATCGCCATCATGTCGCGCTCGCGTGTGCCCGCCCCAAGGCCGACGTTTACGGTCGCGTCCATGTCCGCGTTCCAGGCCCGAGGATCGAATGTCACCCACTTGCCGCGGAGCTTCACCGTCCTCGGCTGGTCCTGGTGCTTGATGATCAGCTTCAGGAGGCCCTTGAATACCCGCTTCAGTCCACGTGCGAGGGTTCTGACCATCAGTTCCGTCTGGCCTATACCGGCCTGCTCGATCAGTGCAGAGGCTTTCGCCGTCACGTTCTGCAGGGCGTCAGGAGGCAGGCCGCCCGATGCGTCCGAAATCCCGGTCCGGTCTGTCGCCTCCTTGTCCATGTACTCCAGCATGCCGAAGGACGACTGGGCGACGAACGGCACCTGGGTAAACCCGAGGGCAGCACGAACGTCGACGTTCTCGTTCACCCGGATCGGCTTTCCGAATGTCGGGTTGAGGACCGCATCAGGATTTGCGATCGCTCCCTCCTGGACGATGGGCTGCGGCTTGTTCTGCCAATAGAGGTTGTCGAGAGTCTCGCGGAGGAGAACCGTTTTGATCTTCTGGATTTCCATCAGGTCGTCAGAGATCGAGTTGCCTTCGCGCTGATGCGGCCGGCGCTCAACGATCAGATCGGCAAACGGTACTTCATCCCATTCCTCGTTGGAGAGCAGGTATTCCGCTTTAATGGCGCCTGCATAAACGAGCCGGCGGAGTTCCGCGATTCCGTCGTTGTCTTCATCGATGCGGGCGTAGAGCTCGTAATATTCCAGCTCCTCAAGAGCCTTGGGCATCGTCTCCCCGAGGGAATAGATCTCGCGCCGGCGGGTGTCTTCCTCGTCTTCCTTGTCGTCATTCTCGCTGACGGAAGGGATGCTGTCGATCTTCTTCCGGTCGTAACCCATGGCGACGAGATCGGAACGACGGAGCCGCGTGTTGATGCCGACCATCGGGCTTTCGTCCAGGTCGAGCGTATCCGGATGAACGAGGAACTGTTCCGGCGGGACAGCCTCGACAACCCACCTGCCCTTTTCCGACCGACGCCGAAGTCTGAGATCATAGACCGGCGTCAATGCAGTCGAGCCGTTCAACTGCTGGATGGCCTCGAACGTCTGGCTCGCTTCCAGAACCGTCACGGAGTCGTCCGCGACCAGTTGCACCATCGCACTCTCATCGAGCCCAGTGTGCTCGGAAACAGTGACGGTGACCTTCTTGTCGAAGTACCAGCGAATGACGCCGTTGCGGAGCTTCATCGCATCCGTCAGGGCGTCCTCGACAGCCTCATAGCCGTTGCTCTCTGGAAAGATCACGTAGTTGACGTAGTCGGTCGCCTGCTCTGCTCCTTCCTCGTCTCCTTCGGCAACCGGCTCGTATTCCACGACCTTGTCATTGCCGAGCAGCGTGCGGATGAGAGACGGCTTGGCCTTCTTGATGTTCTCCCGCACGTCACGTGACACGACCTGGGACCGTCCAACCTGGACAGGAACATCTTCCATCGTGCCGTCGAAATACTCGTCAGCCTTGGTGCGATCGGTACCCAACTCATTCCGGTAGGACTCACAGTCCTTCACCAGCGCTGAGACGATCGACGTCAGGCTGTCACTCTTGTCAGCGGCGCCCATCAGGAAACCATATCCTTATAGAGAACCCCGTAGGCCTCGATGTTCAGAAGTCGGTCGCGCTCTCTCAGAGCCATAAGAATGCGAGTTTTCCTGCGCTGAAACGGGTCCGCAATGACGGAGTGATTAGAATCCGCGATGGCGGCACCCTTCTTGCTCGCAGATATGACGTCATCTTCGGAGATCCTGGCAGGCATAGAGCCGGACCGGATCCGAGAAACAACTTCCCACAATTCAGCCATCAGGCAACCTTCTGTGTCTTGAACTTGTCCCACTCGGCGGAGGGCTTCTTCGGCGGCACGTAGCCGTCGGTGAATGTCATGAACCCGTCGGCGCCGTGGCTGTGCTCGTCGTGCCTCGGATATCCCCGCCAGACGCCGAGCTTTTCATCCCAGTCGCGACTATAGTTTTCGAGGTGCTCGATGCCCTTGGCTGCGCCGGCTTCATCGAAGCAGCAATTCGGCAGCTTAGACCGGACGCCCATGATCGCGTTCTGCTTGTCCGGCGTGCGCTGGACCGTCGTGAACTTGAACCCGAGTTGCGCAGCCATAGTCTTGATGGTCTCTGCTTGCCCCGTGGTCGTCGTTTGGCGGCGATGATCGATATCGTGGGGGCCGTAGTGCACACCCCATCGTGCGCCTCTCTGCGCCGCCCATTTGTCGAGCCAGTTGAAATAATACCCGAGGCCCATGCCGCTATCCTCGAAGTAGCCAGGGAAACGATGCTCGCCGCCTACTTCCTGATGCAGCCAAATCGTCTGGGTATCCCCGAGACCGAAGTCCCAGAAGGTGTTGACGACGGTGCCAGGCACAAACGGAAATGAGCCGATCTTGCCACGCTGGCGTAGCGATCGCATTTCCCGGGCGAAATAGGCGCCCTCGCGTGCGGCCTGGAAAGCCTCATCGGGTGTGGATGGATACTCCTTCCACATGTCGTCGCCCTGTTCAGCCTTCTTCGCCACGTACCACCACTTCTGCGGATCGGTCAGACGGATGCCATGTTCTGCGGCGAGATCATCGAAATATTTCTCGTCATCTGCGGTTATCAGCGCTTGTTCGAAAAGCTGATAGGTCGCGTCCTGCCACCACGGGAAAAAATGGAAACGGTAGTCCATCTCGCCAGGCTCGCGTCCGCTTTCCAAGATCTTTCTCGACTGCTGAACCTTGTCGTAAAAGTCCCCTCCACGGCCTTCCGCGGTGCTTTCGATGAACCCAAGCTGCCGAGCGGCCAGTGTGTTCAGTGAGCCGGATTTGACTTCCTTCGCCTTGTCAGGCGCTTTTGCGCAGATCTTCCCGTATTCGGAGATATGCAGCAGGTTCTTCGTGCTCGATCGGAGCGACACCCCTACCTCGACGCTCGATCCGTTGCTGAACTCAACCTCAGTCGAATTGTCAGAGACTACGGTCACTGTGCGCTGGATCGGTCCGGGCAAATGCTCATATGCGAACTTGATGCGATCGAGCAGGTTCTGAGCGTTCGTCTTCGTGTCGGCAATCAGGCCCGCTGCGAAGTTCGAATTGAATATGCAGCAGTCCAGCGCCAGTAGCAGGATGAACGTAGAGAAGCCCATCTGCCGAGCTTTCAGGATGATGTTCAGGTAATGCAGATCATCCAGCAGCTTCTCTTGCGCCGGATTCATCTTGAACCGCACGACGTTGCCGAGCTTGTCCTTGATGAAATAGAGGTTGTTCAGCCGCCAGCGTCGATCGGCCCACTGGTCGACTATCTCCTTACTTAGTGCGGGTTCGCCCATCGATCGCCTGCATAAGGGCCATGACGCTGTTGTCAGCGGAAAGCGTGGTCTTCTGCTCCACGTCGGTCTTGTCTTTCAGCCCCAGTTCACGAGCTATGATGTTCGCATTCAGGAGGTCCGCAGCAGCCCCTTCGAGCTTCTGGGAATAGATAATCTCCTCCACACGCGTTGTGACGGCGGTAAAACCTTCACGGCCGCTATAGGCCTCCCACGTCGACCTATCGATATCGAGGAACAACCGAAGCGCAGTCAGCGTCATTGCCCGCATCTTCGGCAGGTTCTTGACGGTGACTTTCCCTCCGGATGCAAAGGCCTTCGCCTCCATGAGAGGATTGGCCTCCACCCATTGGAAATACTCGACGCACGCGTCCCATAGATCATCTGGCGTCTTGAAGATTGGCGCCCGCCCGTGGCTGCTGCGAGCCTTCCAGAACTGATTTCCCTTTGGTGCAGCCATTTTTACCAGAGCGCTACGATGTCTGTCGCGTTGGTGCCGATCGCGTTGACACGACGCACGCGGATTGGAAGCCTGGTTCCGGCAGGCACCGCCTTGAACACGACCGGGTTGTTGTTGACGTCTACTGGCATTCCTGCCTCCGAGTTTTATGCGTAAATATTTGCTCATCCCGTTGACTGCGCCACCCCAATTGAGTATATATATACTCATCGAAACAACGGAGAGGTGATGGAGACAAACACGGCGAAGATCATCAAGCGTCTCAAACAAGACGGTTGGCGATTGGAGCGACACGGCGGGAACCACGATGTGTACCGCCACCCGGAAAAAGGGGACACTCAAGTGCCAAGGCACAAGGAAGTCAGCCCCGGGGTCGCACGGTCAATCGCAAAGAAAGCAGGGTGGGCCGACTGAGGCCCATCCTTCACGCCGTGATCAAGATCATTTCAAAGCTAGTTCAACGCCAGATCAACGAGCTAACCTAGGAAGTTACTATGTTCAGATATCCCGCTCTTATCGACGGGCATAAAGGCGCATATGGCGTCGTATTTCCGGATCTCGACGGCGTCGTCGCTATGGGTGAAACCATAGACGA